ATTTTTTTTCGAGCCAAAATTTCACCTTCTTCGAAGTGTAAACCTAATAATTAGACTAAAGCAAATTATTCTTAGGTTTTAGATTATTTTTGCGTCACCTACACCAGTTACATCAAGTAAGTAACTGGTGTAGGTGCCGCCTATTTTTGTGTTTCTTCATTGTTTTGTTCTAAAATGTTACTTTTTTCTTGTGTTTGTTTACTACTTACGGACTGTTGTGGTTCATCGAAGGTATATTTACTACCATACAGACCTTGTTGTTGGAGATATTCGAGCGTTGCAGGATCATTCAAATGGTTGATGAAATTCATAGGATCGTGGCCGAATTTTGCTCGAACGTAAGCGGGTAAACTGTAGAATTCTTCACGAACTCCAGACACAAGCTCAAGCGCTGTACTGTAGTCGCCAGGAAGCGTTGCATCTCCAAACTGCAGGTAAGCGTATTGAGAACTATCGCCCAGGTCAAGAGTCATGATACCTTTCTGACCGTCTGCATACTTATTTACGATGTAATTGATATCAGTTTCATCTTTCTCGTCCTGAACCGTAAGAGAGGGCATGGTAAACTCAATGCCGCAATGATCATGTTCTTCTACAGGATCATAAGCTGTCTTAAATTTCATAATTTCACCTCCTTTCGCAAGCGCCTAGACGCGGCGGGCGTAGCGCACAAAAAAAGGGCGATCTCCATGAGATCGTCCTTTTTCTGATACGCTCTTTATTAGATTATCATTTAGTAGAATCACTGTCAACGGGCTGCACATATTCTATGGCGCGACCAACAATGACAGGAATGTGGGACTCGTCACAATTCTCAATGTAATAGCGACCGTCGCTGTCACCGAGATTGCCAACATAATAAAGAGAAAAGTCTTCAGGATACTTTTTAATAAGCATTTTATCATCGTTAACTATACCCTCAAAAGCTCGCAGAGCGAGCATATCGTTATGGTAAACCTGCGGAGGACTGAACTGTTCAGCCTTGGAATCATAAATGGAATAAAGTCTCAGTTTCAACATCTCCTTTTCTGTAATGAATCAAAAAACGACGAATCATCAAATACAAAGAATTAGGGATAACAAAATATTCATCATCAAGACGAATAACATTAGAACCATCAGACTTAAGCTTGTAAGCGGCATACTTAGAGCCTCTAAAAGAAAAATCGAATGTTATACCCTTATGTATGCAATAAAAATAAACAGCGGTAAACTCATTAGAAAATCGTTTAATAAGCATCACTCCTTTGCTGACTTAATAATAACACAGTCATAATACCTTGTCAAGTTTTCTGCCAAGAAAACGCTTATACTTACCTTCCTGAACACGACAGCGGTCAACCAAACGCTCAAAAGTGTTGTTCTCCAAGTTATGAAGCATCTTCTCAATACGGTTATTACGAATATATTCCATCCAGTGAGGATGCGTTTCGCCAAATTTTTTATCGTAATAACGAGGAGGACGCATCTTTTTGCCGTTGATAACAACATAATCATTGGCATAGCATTCTTCACCATGTTCTTCGAGCCATTTAGCACCTATGCCAGGACGATTGGAAGCAACCATGAATTCAGGAATACGACCTTTATAGTGAGAAGGAGCATCTTTACCTGTCTGCTTTTTAACTATATAGCGAGCGACATAGGCAGCAGAATCAAAGCTAAACTCACCAATAAGATGCATGCCGTATTTCCATACTTTGGCAAAACGAGAAGAAGTATAAGTATTATAACCGTCTGTACGGAACCGAAAAATTTTGTCGTTAAAATCAATATTAAAAAATATGTAATGATAATGGGGACGACCATGAAGTTCACCATATTCACCGCAGCCGAGAAAACGAATACCGCTGCCATACTCACGACGAAGATTCTTCATGAAAGTCTGATGAAATTTCTTGCTTAAGCTTTTATCACGTGGCAAATGATAATCGTCGAAAGTGCAAGTGACGAAATAAGCAGAAGACGAAGAACGGGCTTCGTGGACAGCACGGACAGCCCACTGTCTGCTATTTTCGAGGCGACAGCCGATACATTGTTTACAAGAACAACGAATGAAACGATTATCGCTAGCAAACTCAGGGTGAGAGGCAAGGCTACCGTAAAAACGATAACATTGCTTCCCATCTTTCGTAATAGCTCCTTCGACTGGACACATAAGAATAGGATTATAACAAACCATATTAATCACCTGTACCGATTGTATCAGGATTAAATCAGAATGTCAAATCCTAAATCCACCTCGTCCTACTCTTTTAAAATTTCTACGTCTAGATCTGGAGGTACGCCGAAAAAGACGGCGAGAACCTCGTTTAGATAAGCGACGTCGTCTCATTTAGCATCCCTCCAAGAACCGAAAAAACGGCTAGTTTTTTTAGAATCATTCTTATTAGCAACTGGCTCAACAAGTTGCGCAACATCGGATTGAAAGTCAGAGGCAACCTTTTTAGCAGTAACAGTATTCGAAGAAGCTTTACCTTTCAGAGCTTCAATTAGATCCACAACTTCCTGGATAAAGGGAACAACAACAGAAACGATAAAAGTAAGAATCATAGTAGTTTTATTAGACATAAAATTATCTCCTTCCAAGATAACGACCTCCGAGGAAGCCTATAACATTTTTGACAGCAGAACCAACGCCACTAGCGACAGATCTAGGAGTACCTGTAAGACTTTCAAGATTCTTATAAAAATCACGTTCCATGCCTGCCATTTCAGTTTGAATATTATCAAAAGCGGCGGCAGAATTAGCACGATTAGCAGAAGCAATATTGTTCAAAACACCAGAACTAAGATAAGAACCCTGAAGACGAAGATTCTCAAGCTCCAAATTCATCTTTTCAAGTTCGTAGCCAAGGCGCTTTTCATAAGTCTGCTCACGAAGATTCAGATCATTTGCAAGAATACCATTCTGAAGAACTGTACCATGGGTGCTCTGACGAACAGAATCGGCTTCTGCGACATTTTTTTCAATTTGAGATACTGCAAGATTCTCGGCATTCTTAGCCTGCCTTTCAGCAGCACTAGCGGCTTTAGCAGAGTTCATGGTAGAACCTATATCACTCATACCTACAGAAGCGGCTGAAGCTCCAGATATAGAACCGCCTATACCATTAGTTGCGGCAAGAATAGGATTGAGACCAGCCTTGCGCATATCTTCTACAGCCCATTGATAACGATGTTTATAGTTTTCAACGTTCCACGCGTTAGCCTGCGCGGCATTAGCAGAATTGTAATGATTCTGAACTGCAGATCCTAAAACAGAACCAGCAACACTGCCTAAAGTATTAGAAAGCCATGACATAAAACCAACTCCTTCTAGAAGTGATCAACAAGGCCAGGCGTACCAAACATAGGCATAGGACGCACAGTAGTGTAACGGAAGCCTATGTCAAGCAAGAACTCAGGCTCACTGGGAACAGCGATAATGCGCTCAATAGGTGGATTTTCCGTAATAAATTCTTCGTTAAGAGTAGGAGCAGTTTTGAAGAACTGGGACAAATGCCACTTATCTAAAGTGCCACCAGTTACAGAGCTACGGAACTTACCTGTAATCTGCGAAGGTTTATAGCGATATTCGGCATAACGCTCCTGATAGCCAAAAACAGTAGTATCAGCTTCAGAACCTTGAGCATAGATCTCACGAAGCTCAATAGCCTGTTCACCAAGATGGGCGAATGTCGGCCAATAGAAATCGTAAACCGTAGAACGAAGCCACATCTTGTTAATACCTTGCTGGTAAGTAAGATCGGCACGAGCACATACAAAACCGAAAATATAGCCATGCTCAACAAAAGACTTATTGAAACCATGGAACTTAGCGGCAGTAACACCATAAGCAGAAAGATTGCCTTGAGGAGAGGTGTCGTTAGTTGCGGAAGTCTGCGCTATTGGATTAACATTTACCATTTTGGTAAAGGAGCCGAGAAATTCAGGACGCTGAAGACGAGCATCAGGAGAAACTACGCCAAAGAAAGAGCGGAGAACTTCAGTATACCGACTACCACCACGAGCAAGGCGTTCATAGAACTTTTGCATTTGGAAGGCAGTACGAAGACTGTTGATTGTAAAGATACTTGAAGTGTCCAAATTAACATAAGAATCATTGCCAAGATAAGTAGAAGCGGCTTGAGCGGACATAGTTATCGAATCACTGGAATTACCGGCAAAGCCACCTACATTACTCCAACTAGAGTCTGGACCTCTATTAAAGGTTACAGATCCTGTACCAGAAGCTTTTCTTTTACCACCAGAAGAAGAGGCATCACCGCCATAAGCGGAAACAGCGGCGAGCTGATTACTGGAACTATGGAGCAGATAACCAGCACCGGGCGAAGGGTCAACTATAGAAGCGGTACCAGCAAGACCTATAGAAACACCAGGTCCTTTCTGTGTCCAAGGAAGGGCAGAAGTAAAATAATCATGACGTTTACCACGAGGCGGACAGGCTAAGCCGGGAACAATACTGGTACCTGAAGTGAAAATCCAAGAAGGCTGTTCAGAAGATCGGGCAGAGTTTAAAACTTCGTTAGTATCGCCTTTCTGAATCTTGACGGATTTTTGGAGGTTTTCATCTCTAAACCATTCATTCCAAATAAGGTAAACACCACGAAACGGAAGTGCAGTAATACCAGATAAATTTCCAGGCGTATTCACGGGCAAACCGAAATAGTCCCAAAGAGAGCCTATATAGGCATTTTCAGAGTTACCAGTAGCAGAAACGGAAGGGATAACATAATCAGTGCTATCATCAGGGTCTTCCTGCTCAAAGCAGAAGTTCTGCCAATGTTCCCAAACGAGGCGGTTTGGTACAAAAAAGAAAAACCAGTCCAGATAAATATTATCCATGATAGGCTTAATAGGAGTAGCCAAGCGAGCGAAATAATTAACAGACATACGAGCAGTATCGCCAGGCAAAACCTCGTCAACAAATACAGGTATGAGCTTACCTGAATTAAACGTTGTCTTATAAACATGCGAACGGTCGAATTTAGTCCTTTTCATGTACATTGCAGGAGCATCGCTAAAGCGATGTCCTCGAACTCTTATTTTTTTTCGAGCCAAAATTTCACCTTCTTCGAAGTGTAAACCTAATAATTAGACTAAAGCAAATTATTCTTAGGTTTTAGATTATTTTTGCGTCACC